ACCTAAATACAATTTCTTAATTTCTACACCTCCTAAGTATGCCTTATTTATACTTTTATTACCTAATTTTATAGCCATTTTTAATTTATTTTTTAATCAGTTATAATGTAGAATGTAGTTGATAATGGTGTACCTGCATCATATTCTGCTTGGGTTAATGATACTATATTTTCTACTTTATCACTTCCTACAGGTTCACTTACAGTTACAGACTTAACTCTATCATTTAAAACACTCACTAAATCTGTTTGGTCTAGTAATGAACCTTGTATATCTCCCCAAGAAATATCTCCAGCACTTCCTGTAATAATAGGATTAAAAGGGTCTGTATTATCAACGGTTACACCAGATACAGTAAATACTCTTTCATCTACTTCTAAATCTAAAAGGTCAAGTCTTTCTAGGATAGCTAAATACTGTGCATTTGTAATACCCATAGCTTTAGTAGTACCATTTCCACCTCCTGTATTACCAAAAGACCAACCACCATAACTTCTTCTTTTAGTAGACCTAGTTTCTTCTTCACTATATAAAGGAAACAGTTTAGCATTTACCTTCATAAACTCAAAGTAACCTGCCTTATAAGACTCGTATGTCTTTTCTTGGGCCTTTACTAGATAGTCAACCTCATCTTTACTTATACTCTCTGCATCACTCCCTGTAGCCTTATATATACCACTATTACCAATGTTATATGCACCATAGGAGAAATAGTAAGCAGTACTTAAATGAATAAGCATAGGCTTTATATAGTCCTCATATAATGTTTCGTATTCTTCTGTTAAAGTATCTGTTTTATATTTCTCTACCAAGTTAGCGTAGAAAGCTTCACCTAATAGTGGCTTAATTGCTGTTATCTGTGCTGATTTTATAGCAGGGATTAACCTACTAGTCTCAACATTACCACCAATAGGTGTGTTTTTGGATATATCGTCTTCTCTTAAAAGTAGTGTAGCCATATTATTTAGTTGTTTTATTTTTCTCTTCTTCTATTGCTTTGTTAATATCCTCTTTATTTCCTAGCAACTTAACTGCTACCTCTTGGTCAAACCCATAGATTTCCTTTAGTATAGTAATTGCTGGTTCATAACCTGTAGTTCCACTTACAACAGCAGTCTGTATAGACAAAATACCAGTTACACCACCGACAGAACCTCTTAAACCTGCTTGGCTTTCACTCTCTAGCTTTGTATCTGTATCTACTACAGCAGTTTCACCACCATCAGTAGTCTCTACTACAGCTTCATCACTATTTTCTCTTAATTCCTCGAAGTCTTCAAATGCTAACTTAACATCTGGATATCCTACTTTAAGTATTTCTTCCAATGCTGATAATATAGCACTTCTATTAGGGTTTATTTGATTCCTGTATAGCGTTTTTAAAGCTGTTATCATCTCATCTGAGTTACTAGAGAACCCAGTAGCTACAGACTGTCCAAACAGGCTAGGAGAAGTTACTTTATTAGCTAAAAGTATCTTACTATTTGCTTCCTTAGATAGAAACTCAAACTGTTGGTAAGCATCTGTAATTTCAATACTATCTACAGTAGTTGCTGAATCCTTATCTTTATTAAAAGATACTATAACCTCTCCAGCATTTTGACTTCCTGTCAGCTTTCTCTTAAATGTTCTCTCTGCATCTTCTTCTGCTTCTTCATTAACAGCTTCTCCTTGGTTTACATTAATGATTTTACCTGCTGAAAAGTTGTTCTTTATATGTTTTCTAAGATAATTGGCTATCTCCTCTTCTATTTGGGCATACTGTAAACCTGAGAAATAATCAGGTAATGCAAATATAGGTTGTGGAGAATTTCCTTTTAAATAAAATAACTCTGTTTCTCTATCCTCTCCTAATCCAAAAGAAGGAACCAACTTAGGCTTAAATTTACTCTTTAGTTTCCAGTCAAAACTAAACCAATAAGCTAATGGGTCTTCCATTAAATCTTCTGGTTTATCAACTGCAATTTGTCTAGCAGGAATACTATGTATCTTAGTTACCTTTAAGTCTCCAGCCTTGTTATAAATGACCTGTAAAGGACTATTTCTCTGTAGCTTATACTCATGTACTAATGACTGTAAATCATCACTAGAGATTATCTTATCAAGCTTCTCTTGGGTAATACCTTCAACTGCTTTTAAGCCATCCCCTACTATATAGTTTACATAGCCATCTACAACTGCTTGTAATGTAGAAGAACCTAAGTAAGCATTTTCTACAGTTGTAAAGAAATCATTATCAGGACCATTAGTTAAGAACTTATTACCTATTTGTAATAAACTCTGGGGGTTCACTTTTACATAATTGTTAAATTCTAGTACCTCTAATTTATTTTTTTTCATATCTGTTTTATTTTTATGCTGTTATGATACCAGAATCTTCATCTTCATCAAATTTCTTGTACTCTTGTAAGTCAGTTTCATTTGTTGATAAGATTCTACCTCTCCATATTAAAGTTTCAGTATCTACCTGTGTAAAATCTACTAGGTAAGTCTTATCATCTTCAAAGGGATAGTCTATGTATATATCCTGTCTGCCCCTATCCCCAAAAGAAGTAAATACTGTTTCTATCACGGATTCATCTAAAACCTCATCATATATATTTATAGTTACCTCATCCATATATACTCTAGGATATAAAGACAGTTTATAAAAGTCTCCTTCTATTAATACATTATCATCATTCTCAACTTCACTAATAGTAAGGTCAGAGTTCAGATATATATTTTTTCTATCATTTAGATTAATCACTAACATATTTATTATTTATTCTAAAAACAATCAAAATAAAAAAGACCCAACTAATTAAAGTTGAGTCTCTGTTAATTACACTTCAAAGTAGTTCAAACTAGTACAAAATTAGTTCAAAGTAGTAAAAAGATACTATTGAGGTTCTACTACTGCTGCCTTTAAAGCTGTAATAGTTTCAGCATCTAAGAAGTATGCTGGTTGTGCTTCCTGTGAAAGACCTTCCATTGTGTAAGTATTTGCACCATCCATTTCTCCTGCAATTGTAGCAGTACCATTAAACTCCACACCTCTCCTTAAACCAATAGCTAGGATTTCACCACCATTGGTTTCAGCAAATACTATAGGTCTACCCCACACCATTTGTCTTAACTGGAAAGACTTCTTAGCTGAAATCTTAGTAAAGACTACTGCTAGAGTACCATTAAAAGTTGTAGTACCAGTATCTCTACTAGAACTAGAAGGTTCGCTATAGGTATTACCTACATTTTTAAGAGGAAATTTATACACCTCAAATACTGTTGGTAATCCTGTTAATAGAATACCATCGGTTTCATCTTCTGAAGTGGAAAAGTCATAGTCATCAAAATTTGCTACATATAAGGCTTTAAACCCTGCTGTTGCATTTAGGTCTTCAATACCAATTCCACTTGTTATATCGCTTGTTGCCATAATTATTTATTTGTTTTGAATAAGAAACCCCCTCTTTTATTTAGAGAGGGTTCTAGATTTATATATTAAAAATTCTATTTGATTTATGTGAAATCACCGTAAAATACAATCTCTTCACCGAAGCTAAATCCTGCACCCATTTCTAGGACAACTTTAGTTCTAATTGTTCCAGATAAATTACTTTCGTCCATATCCTTAACTCTAACTTCGTTTAAGTCAGATTCTAGTCCAGTTAAAAAACCTACGTTCTTAACTCTATAGATAAAGATTTGGTCTCCTGCAATTGCACCAATTGATTCCATTCTAAGTCCTAAGTAATCAAGTTCCTTATCACCTACTGTGGTGTTAAGACCTTGGGCAGCTACTGCCTGCTTATAAAGTTTGAGAACTTTCTTAGAAGTTACTAAAACTAGGTTTTCATCATCCATTACCTCATCAATAACTGCATCATAAGCTGACTCTACTTCAGTAACTACATTAGATTTTGTAATAGCACTAGATTGTACTTCAACTACTCCACTACCATTTGCCTTCATTTTAGCGATAAGACCTAATGTTGGGTGATTCCAGATAAAGTTATCTACTTTAGCACCTAGATTTTCAACGATAGCTAAAAGAATAGCTGATTGAATGTCTGCTGGGATTTCAGCACTAGCTGAAAATAAACCTGCTGATTGTGCTTGAAATGTTTGATGAAATTCATCCTTACATATTTCGTGGTCAATCTTAAATTTCTTTAAGGTAACTTCTACATCCTTGTAAGTTACTTCTCCTTCTGGGTCGAAACCACAAGCATAATCTTGTAGGTCTGCGTTGTAAGATAGTTTAGGTAAAAAACCTGTACCAATGTTATTTGGAAGGACTGTTACTACATTCTTTGCAATTGAGTCAGACTTTTTAAATGCTTGTACAAAGATTTCTCCTGCTAATGCACCATTATATCCTGAGTCTACGTTTTCTGTTGTTGCCATTTTTCTTTTCTTTTTTTGTTATTTATTTACTTTTTGAAATTCTACTTAAAGCGTCTAATGTGCTTTCACTTCTGTCAGCCTTTAAATTAACCTCTGCTTTAAATTTACCAGTATTGGGAGTATCCGCTAACTGTTCTTTTAAAGATAAAATCTCCTTGTCTTTGGATTCTCCACTAGACTTTAAAGACTTAATTTCTTCTAAAAACAATTTCTCAAATTTAGACTTAACATCCTTAGATGCTTCTGCCATATTTAAAGCTACTGTAATCTTTTGTTCATCTGACATATTGTACTTCTCAGCTAAAAGTTTATCCATTTCTGGGTCTTTATCAATCATATCAAATAACTCTTTCTTCTGGTCTTCCATAGACATATCTTCATCTACTTCTACCTCTGCTTCTACAGCTTCAATTTCAGAAATCATTCCTTCTGCATCTGTTTTATAGGTCATGCCCTCAAATACAAATTCTGAGTCAGAGATAACTTCTTCTCCTCTCATAACTTTCATACCAACCTCTAAGGCTTCCACCTCTAAGGCTTCTCCTTCTTCCTGTGGAATAGAAAGCATTTTTATCTCCTCTTTTTCATCTTTTTTACTTTCCATAAAATTCATGAATTGCTTTACATAATCTTTCATACTATTTTCTATTTTTGTTTGTAAACTTATTTCTTCTGAAAACAACATCTTTTCCATAGATAGGTAACTATCAATAGACATTCCTTTTGCTTTACCTGTTTCAACGTATTCATCCCAGTCCTTATCACTTAGTTTCATTATAACACACCAAGTACCTACAGGTAGTCCTTCAAAGCCTAGTGCAAATGCTTTATCTTTAGTGGCATCACTTATAATCCATGATTCTACAATAACACTAGACTCTACTTTCTCCTTTTGATTGTGGTCAAACCAGTTATTCTTATTAAACCCCTCTTGTTTAAAAAAGTTATGTGCTAGTTTCTCTATAGTCTCAGCATCAAAGAAGACACTGAACTCCCCTCTTTCTTTAGTATATCTGGGAATGCGTTGTTCTGGGACTAATACAACCCCTGCTAACTGCTTCTTTTGTTTATCCTCTACTTTTAGTTCTATTTTCTGTTTTTGTTCTTCACTAAGCTGAATAAACTCGTATTTATTAGCTGGCTTTCCAATTAATGATATGCCATATAATAAGCCATCATCGTCTTCGTCCCAAACTGCACGAAATATTTGTTCTTTTTCCATTGTATTATTCTTTTTATCTATTTATACTAAAAACAGTTTAGACAAATCTTGAGTTGTTTTGTTTGTTTCTATCTAAATCTTGTTGGTTTGTTACTTTACCTGATACAACATAAGTTTCTCTTGGAGTATTATCCCTAGACTCTTCATTCTGGGCATTTCTAACACCTTCTGAATCTCCTACAGTATCAAACCTAGGCCCAGTAGATATATTACTACTAGCACCTCTTACACCACCACTAGATGCAGGCCCAGCACCAGTAGTAGGGTCAGTAGATGCAATCTTAGCTACTTGTAATA